GAGGCGGAATTGCCAGTGTGACTAATTGTCCTAACCAGTCTAAGTAAACAGAGATTGCAGTAATCTTGTTAAACGGATCTTCGGGTCGACTGTAACCCTTTTCTGGATCAAAGTCGACCTCAATGTCGAAAAATGCTGTGTGTAGTCGGGGTGCATCGGCACCTTTGAAGTTTTCTTCCAGACATCTGAAAATAGGGTTGATGTCTGATTCATAGAGTTGTTTGCCGCTTTGAATACGGATTTCCTTGCGGAACTCTTTGTTATTCCGCGTAGAAAACCTTGAAACGGGCGTGCCATAGATGCTTTGAAATTTACCACGAGCATCGTCGTAGTAGAAAACATAGTTCGCCGGGAACTCTTGGTATATGCGAACGCCGTTCTTGCGTTCTACAACATGAATGCGATCGTGCTCGCGATCAAATAATGCGTCTACGTAACTCATTGTTCTCCGTTTATGGCCGGAAGGCCTTGATACATGCCCGTGTCGTGGGCGAGCCGGCAAAGTTAAACTTCACGTTTAGTTATGATCTGATCCACTAGACCGTAATTTAATGCTTCTTCCGCGCTCATGTATTTGTCACGATCCATATCACGTTCAAGATCTTCAAAGGTCTTGTTGGCACTGTTGTGCTGAACATAGATCTCAGTCAGACGTTTTTTCAGGTAAGTGATTTCCTTGTAACTGATTTCAATGTCACTTTGCATGCCACGAGCACCACCACTGGGCTGGTGAATCATGTGTCGAGCATTGGGCAGCATTTTGCGTTTGCCCGCAGCACCTGCCTGTGCCAGCAGCGATCCCATGGAGCAAGCTTGACCCATCACAATGGTCTGCACATCGGGGCGGATAAACTGCATGGTATCGTAAATAGCCATGCCTGCTGTAACTGATCCACCGGGCGAGTTGATATACATGTAGATATCTTTTTCGGGATCTTCGCTTTCAAGAAACAGCAGCTGAGCCACAATGAGATTGGCCATTTGATCATGCACTTCGCCTTCCAGCAAGATCACACGATCGCGAAGAAGTCGACTGTAGATATCGTAGCTACGCTCACCTTTGCTGGTTTGCTCCAGCACCATTGGAACTAATGCCATGTTGATCCTTACAGTGTTTTGCCCACAGTTTCCAGAATGGTTTCTAGGGTTTCGTGATCTTGCTTTTCTTTGCCAAATTCGGCCTTGTGTGCCAGTTTGATGGCTTTCTTGAGAATAGCCGGCTTGACTTCCAGCTCTTCGGCTACGGCCTTGATGGTATCGTTTAACCCACCTTGCAGGGTATCAATTTCGTGCATTACTTGACAACCTTCATTGACAATCGCCGTCAACTTAATTTTTTGATCGCCGTTAAATGTTTTAGTCATATATTTCCTTTGTTAAGTTTTTTGAGTGCTTCTCTAGCCTTTGCAGCTTCGGACATTTTCTTTTTAGTTTCTTCGGATCGTTTAATACCAGTTAACTTCGAAGAAACTTTTTCGTAAATGTCTGTTCTTGAAGCACGTAGTTTAGCAGCTTTTGCATAGTTTTGTCTAGCTTCTTCGCTGTGTTTTATGCCTCTAGTAGGACTAGGTTTACCAGTTCGGGACTCAGAAAGTTTTTCTCTATGTTCTTTTGAAAAAGTTTTTGCAAACATAGGATTATTTTCGCCTTTTTTTGAAGCCGATATTTTTTGCCGTGTTTCATCTGAATGAGCACGTTTGACTTTTTTCCGTTGTTCTCGCATTTTATTTGCTTGTTCAACACCATAGATTTCTTCCCAGGTTTTTCCTTTTTTTGCGTTAGACCATTTTTGTTTTGTTTCTTTACTATGAATAACTCCGGATGCCCCCTCCCCGCCATCGGAAAGATTACATAGACATCCAGTGCCGTCTGATAATTTTCCGTATTCTTCAATTAACGCGGTTTCGATATTCCATGCTTCTTGTTCTGTTAAATTTTCGTGTAGACGCTTTGACACAAAACCATGTTTGTTAACAATATTTTTCCAAAACTGATTTCTAGTCCGAGACAGATCTCTTTGATTTTTACCTTTGCCGACATAGAAAGGTAATCCGTCGGGGTCGTCTGCTTTGTAATGGGCGTAGACATAATACATAAACACATCTCCTAAGGTGTTTATTTAGTCTGAGTTAGTTTAATTTACTGAAATGGTGCTCGTTTTGGGCGTCTGGGTAGCGAATCCTTGGCCCGGGCAGAAGCCGCCCACTCGGTCCTAAGGCGAGTTTCTTAATTTCAGTAGGCCCATCCAACTGAAAATTTTTATATACATCCATCCTATGTCAAATTCAAACCATCGTCGACTCAGTTTAGGGTTAGCAGGATCCAAATGATGGTTATTATGCAGACATTCGCCACCAATAATAATGCCCCAAGGACTAATGTTCCTGCTGTTATCTTTAGTTTGGCCATTGCGATATCCCCACCAGTGTCCAACACCGTTGATCACACCTGCTGCCCAGAACGGAATCCACAGCATTTGTATACCCCATATTACAGCGCCCACCCAACCAAACAGGATGAGGTTGAACATAAGGAGAACAACAATGCCAAGTCTGGAGTAAGGAGTGTATAAGTTGTGCTCCATGTAATCGTCGGGAGTGCCAGCACCGTATGAGTCAACCATGGCCGAATCTTTTGATGCTGTATGATACAACAACGCACCTTGGGTCAACACTCGCCAAATTCCAAACACATGTGGTGAGTGCGGATCACCCGGCTGATCACTGTATCTGTGATGCTTGCGATGGATGGCTACCCACTGTTTGGTTACCATGCCTGTGGTCAACCACAACCAGGCTCGCATGAAGTGACTCAGCACAGGATGAAATTCTATGCCACGATGTGCTTGACCTCGGTGCAGAAATACTGTGACACAAACAATAGTAATGTGTGTGGCAATCAGTAGATACAGTAATTCAATCATGCTGGACTATAAGGGTTGAGTGGTCGATCCCACTCACTATCCTGCGGCGGTAACACCGGATACTGGTTGTTGCTTTCACTCATTTTTTGCCTTCCGCCACACCTTGATCTTTAGGTGGGTTAACTGGCACAGTTTTATACACACGTTTCACAGGATCCCAAACAGTTTTGCGTGGTCCTTGTTTGGCCATTTGTCCTACACGCCGAACCATGTCCTGATAGTCTGCACCGTAGTCAGCTTCGGATTTCTTTCGGGTTTCTGCCACATTGGCCGCTGGTTCCATTCGAGTGTCGTTGGCAGCAGTTTTCTTGATACTCTCAGGGGGACTGTATCGATCTGCTTTTTTATCAGTTGCTTGATCCTTGCCAGCCAATGATTGTGCCATTCTGGACACTACGTCAACAGCGTCTCCTTGTCCTGCAAATGGCGACGGACGTCGTCCACCGATGGGTTCAAGTATGTCTGGATTCTGGGTTGTTAATCGTGCAGGTTCCTGAGCCCTTCTGGGAATTGCAGATTTAATTCTGGGTATACCAGTTGATTTCTTAAAACGTCGTGGTGTGGTTTTTCTAGCTGCAGGCTGCGTTGCAGGCTCTGTGGTGTCTTTTGCTGCTGGAGCAGTTGCAGCCACAGCAGATCTGTCAGGCTCAATCACAGTGATGCCGGCTGGTTTTTCTGCCTTGGATTTTCGTCCACTCATGCTGGCCAACTTCTTCTCCAGCTCGCTGTTGACTGATTGCAGTTGTTGAATTCTTTGGGACAGTGAATTATTTGCGTTCTCTAAATCATCAATTTCTTGATCTTGACGTTGATCAAGTTTGGACATCTGATCTAGCATTTGTTGCTGCTTGCGTTCTGCATCTCGCAACTGGTCAAAACTTTTTTGATCTTGTTCTTGACTTCGTATGAAATCCTTGGCCAGTGCTTCAATGCCTGAGCCAGCAGAAGGAAAATCTGCTTTGGCTCGGGTTATGGCACGCTGAAGAGCCACATCCTTGGTTTGAGCACCTAGCTCATCGTCATCTTTTTTTTTAGCTTCTTGGAATAATCCCGGCTGTTGACTGTCAGATCTACGTCCCAATTTACGCAGCACATCAGACATATTGTCAGCATCGCTCATTACTATGCGAATAAAATTCATTCGAGCATCCGGGGTCTTGAGCTCATTGTCGTAGTAGTCAGCAATGGCTTCAACATCATCACGATCCAGATCAATCACTCTGTCGCCAAAATTCAATGTCAATCTTGGTCCAGTGGGCTCGTTGTATGCGCGAGTCAGCAATGAAAAATTTGCCCGACCTAGTTTTTCAGATCTCGGCGGATAAGGAAATTTAACATCCTCGTCAACTTCTTGCTTGTCTTTTTCAGTTGCATACTTGGCATAAACATTGCTGTCTGCACCGTAGCCATGGCGTCTAGCCAAGGCTCGTAATTCATCATGAGACTTGCCTTTGAAATATTCGCGCTTTTCAGCATCACTCATGGTGCGAATTTTTTCTTTGACTCGAATCACAGCAGCTGGCATTGCGCCTTCCCCTACACCGCGTTCGCCGGGTATGCTGCCCACACGTGACATGTTCGCCAGTTTCTCTTCTTGCTTGGCCAAGGCATGGTCAACAAAATCGTAATTTCCCAACATCAACAAAGCTTTGTCAACACCGTATTTCTGTTTGATACTTTTGTAAACACCCATCAAATAAGTGGCCTGCCAAGGTTGCAGCGGCATCATTTCTACGCCAATTTTTAAATCTGCGTTTTGCCCCGATGCAGCGATGGCCTGTAATTGTCTCAGTGTGTCTTGGCCCAGGTTGCTGGGCGCTGCTTCAAACAAATCTTGTGATAACATGTTTTGGTTTCTTTCTTATGCTTCGTCAATATAATCTGCAGACTCTCTTTGTGAGCGCTGTCGTGCTTGCCACATTTCCGTGGCCATAACTGCATGATCTAAATTTTTAAATCTACTGGGCAAACGTCGGTTGCCGTGACGAATTTCAAATCCGGTGTGTTCGTTGCCGTGTATTTCACAAATACGACCATCTTCTAGAGCAACAGTCTTTACCGGTGCCGATGATTGTGCTGCATAAGTTGGTTCTTGTATTGGCGCCACTGCGGTATCGGGTGGGGGTTCGGACTGTGTGGGATCTTCGTTGACTTCGTCGTTGTTGGACAATTTGTTTTGAACAGCAGTGCCCAATGCCTGCCCGGCTAAGCCCGCAGCGCCTCGAGTCAGGGCTCCTGCTTCGGCACCCACCAATGCTCGACCCACAGCAGCACCCAGTGCGGGCAAAAATTCGTCCAACTGCTCTTCATCAACTTCTGTGTTCTTAGCAACAATGCCCTGGTCCTTGGCTTTTTTGCTGATGCCTTTGTCTGCTGCACGATTGCCAATGTCTTGATCTTTTTTCTTGGCCACAGCATCTTCTACAGAATCTAAATAATCAATAAAACTCTTTTTGACTTTGTCCAGTAATTTTTCTTCTGTGGCCACTGCTTCTTTGATCGGTTCTTCTTCCTGATGTTCGTCTGATTCAGCGCCCACAAAATAACCCTTGGTCACTGCTTTCTTGTCGGGATCACCACCCAAGATAGGACCACCCTTGCCTGGCTTGAACAATGCTGGCAACTGATGCACAGACTTTTGCTGTGGGTTCATGCTGCCGGATGGATAGGTGGGAGTAATGCGTCCTTCTAGCACAGCTAGTCGCTTTACAATGTCGTGCATGCTGTCATTCATGATTATGCTCTCTGATCCTTCAAGAAACTTCTCAACATCCAGCCGTGCTTGCCGTGGGCATCGATGCGTTCGGCAACAAAGTTAGCAATGCCTTGTTGGTTTTCTGCTTCAGCAGCAGCAAAGCACTCGTTCAATAATTCTATCATTTGACCATTGTCGATCAGGAGTTCTTCAATCATGAGTCGTGCACGTGGAACTTTGGTCTGTCCTGAAAGACGTGACAATTCCATAAAACGTTCAAAACTACCAGGAGCGTAATCATCCAGTGTGCGAATATATTCAGCTGTGCGGTCAATGGAGTTGTCGTAGACTTCGTTGTATAAGTCACCAAAAAATTCATGCAACTGAGCAAAATCTGGACCTTCCACGTTCCAGTGAAAAAACTGTGCTTTGATCACAAAAGCATATTCAGTTGCTAATAGAGTTTTTAAATTGTCCGCGAGCATTTTGTTTAAACCTTTTTATTTCCCGGGGCGTGTTAGGCGTAGGATCTGTTGTATATTTACCTGACAGCATGTTTGTGCCATTTCTTGAGATCATGCCCATGGGCTGTTCTGCCACAGCCATGCCACCTGCACAAGTAGCACCCACTGATGCTGATTCTACTATTTCACGCCATCTCATTTCGAATCCTTAGTGTATTGCCCTTGATTGATCCAGGCCCCAAATCTACATGCATGTTTTCTACTCGTAGATGAGCAAACGCCGGGGGAACAATTTCACAATGTATTTTGTAGTTGCCCTCGGGTGCTTCTATCTGCAGCATTTCTTGCAAATAGCAATCCGTAAAATTATATGTGCGTTCTGTGAACAGTTCGTCGTTGACATACACACGATAGTAAGGTGCTGGACCTTGCCACTCGCAATGCACATCAAACAACACTTTAACAAAATGCCGTGTCATGAATATATTTAGTTATATTCCTTGCCCGGCAGAGGTTTGAACCTTGAAGAATCAGCGTCGACTCTTGGCGATTCCAATGAAAATAGCAGACTTGGTTGCTTCTGCTATGCCTTGCCCGATCTTTATCAAGTCAGACGCTTTTACATTTTTAGTTATGGATCTATTCTTCAAGGTTATTCTAGCAACTTTTTTGTCTGTAGATAGAGCGTCGACTCGTGCAAGTTCGTCAAAGTATTTGACCATATCTCCAACAGACAATGGTTTCATTGATACTCTGCCCACATCAACCTTGACATCACCAGCAAATCTTCCCTGATCTCCCCAGGGATTGTTGTGATCAATGTTTTCTTTGACACTGGCCTTGTAAGCTGCCCAGGGCTTAAGAAAATCTCTGATCCAGGTGCCTTCTTTCACAGCCCAGGCGAAATCTGTTAGTCGTCCCAGGCCTCCGCCGATTTCGCCAAACAAATCAGCAAGATAATATATCTCTTCCCGGGTTGCACCCAACTGATTCTGGATCAACGAAATTATCCAGTCGATGTCGTTGCGATCGATGGCATCGCTGTATCTAGCCCACAACTTGGGATTTTTAACAATCATGATGCCCAGCTGACCCAATTTTTTAATCAACTGATCAGCGTGTTCTGTGCCTGTGACTTTGCTCATCATTGCATCGAACTTTTGATCACCAGTGGCTTCTGCTACATCACTGGCAGGTTTCGCAGTTTTTGCCGCGGCTCTAAGTGTGGCTAGGTCTAACGCACCCTTCTTTGGTTGTTTCTTGTTGGGATCGGGCTGGCCATGGCCAGATGTTTTTGTTGGCAATGCATCACTGGGTTTCATATTTTTTGCTACGTCACGCAGAGCGTTTAAGTCCATTGCTTCTTCAACACTTTCTTTGGGCACACAGTTGGGCACCATTCTACCACCTTTGTTTTTCATTCCCACTTGACGGTGACTGTCCCAGCACTTTTCGTCTAGCTGGCCCGCCGCTACACTTTCATTCTGTGGTTCATAATACCAGCCCATGCCAGGGTCATCGCTGCCGGTGGCAGCAGGATTGTCAAACTTAAAGTAAGCAATCTGAACTCGACCTTCTTCATCGTCCCAGTAACCTCGGAACACGCCGGTGTTTTTATCAAACACTTCGTCGTCAAAATGATCTGCTTCAAAACGACCAAAGTAGTCTATACTACGACCATAGTGCTTTGGCTCAGGACGGCCATAAGGATCCTCTCCGCTGTCGTTGCCGCCCCAGGGATCGCGACCGGGAGTCCGGGGACCACGCGGAGGGGTGCCGCTGCCTGCAGGAGAAAACTCGTTGATTGCGTTTTCGTTTTTGCTCTTGTTGCCCCAGTTGGCAGCGCCCTTTTTACGGCACTGAACTAGTGCACCTGATGCATAAGCCGAGGGCCATACTTTGTAACGACTACGAACTTTGTTGTAGCAGGCATCTTTCTTTTCGGCCAACATCATGTCACTAAAAGCAGTGCCGCCGCACTTGGGGCACTGATTTTCTGTCACAGTGTCTTGATCGCCTTTTAATTTTCTGGTGGGCTGATTGTCTATGGTCAATGGTGCAATATGACCACTGGTTCTGGGATCATAATCGTAGCCCAGGCTTTGCAGTTGCTGATATAGATCCAGTATTTCTCGACGCAGTTGAACAAGCTCAACAACTTTTTTGCCTGATTTTACAAGCTCATTTAATTCTAGCACAGCGTCGTGTAAGTCGCGACCCAGCGACTGTGCAGTGCTTAGATTGACTTGGCTGGCTTCGTTGGTTTTCTTTTTAGTTGCCACGTTGATGGCCTTTCCTTTGCGTTGGGGATTGGGGTCTTCTCTGCGCTTTCTGGCAGCAGCACTTGCACGACCTTTTTTGCCCAGACTGTGTGCTTTTGATTGCGGCAGGCATTTGGGCTTGCCT